GATCCTGCCCGAGCACTGACGGCCCGCCACCGACGATGAACGCCGTTTCACCAGGCCATTCGCGCGGGACCGACCAGAACGGAGTGCTCATGCGGTCGGCCCCCGTGCTGCGAATGCGATGGAGCGCGCGTCCCAGATCGACGCGAGCGCGAACTCGATATCGGCGTCGGGAACGTTGCTGCCCTTGAGTTCTGGTTCAGCGTCGATGGCCGCCGCAATGGTCGGATTGCTGGAGATGACATGCGCGCCAACCAGCTTGGGGTTTTCCTCGCCGCGAATGTTGCGCAGCGCGTAGTCGATCCGCACATCGTGATTGGCCGTGCCGGGGTCTTCGGTCGCGACCATCTGTGCAACCTTGAAGATAATCATAGCAACACGGCCGGCGAACTCGTCATCGCGCGCCGCTGCAATCTGATCGATTGCAGCCATCAGTAAAATCCTCCGACCATCTGTTGTGTGGTTGGCCCCCACGACCACCAGCTAGAACCAAGACGCGGGGCTGGCGTCGGCGGCGGCAAATCGGGCGGCGGCTCTGCCGGCAACGTGACTGGTTCATCGGTCATTGCCTTGCCTCCAGTGCTTCGATGCGGGTCATTGCCTCTTGCAGCGCCTTGGTCAGGCCAGCAATTACGGCAAGCAGGTTCGGCGCCTGGACGATGTTCTCCTCGTCCTTCTTGCCGGTCGCGGCACTCGGCAACAGCGTCTCTTGCAACTCATGAGCCAAGAAGCCCCATTGCAGATCATCGCCCTCCTTGAACAGATCGCCATAATCGCGATAGCGGAACGTGATCGGCTTGAGTGCCTTCACCTGCTGCCATGTCGATGGCAGCGGCTCAATATCGCGCTTGGCGCGATAATCGCAGGTGAGCGAGACGTTTCCGATATTGCTGTTATCGACCCATGCTTGCAGCACGCTGCCGGTCCAATGATAATTCCAAGTCTGCCCCGTATTGGTGGCGCTCTGGTATCCTGCCCTGCTTCGATACCCGCCTGCCATCAATTTGTTTGGCATTTCAGCGTCGCCATTTGCCTGAAGGATAAGGGAAGTGCCGCCACCGCCAGCGGAGTAGAAAATCAGATCGTTAGACGTAGACCCGCCAGCAAGAATGACTGACCTTGAACCGACATACCAATTTACGGCGCCACCTTTTGAGTAAGTAATGTATGGCCCCTCGTTAGCGCCTGCCCCACCGGCCAAATTTAGAATAGGATTTCCAGTATTGGTGCCAATAATGGCAGAGCCAGCGGTCAATCCAGCATTTACAGTGAGATTACCAGTCGCAATTACATTTTTATCAGCATGTATTCTCAGTGCCGGAATGGCGCCCGCAGATGTGCCGGTGCGCAGCCAAAACGTGCCCTCGCCATCAACCCCCATTCCAGACCAATTGCCGCTAGTGAAATCATAAAACTTGATGTTGGCATCGGCCGGAACCACTGCGCCTGTAGCGATGGTCCCGGCCGCGCTCCCAAACGTACTCCCCTTCGGCGTCACGATCAGCGGACCGGACATCGTATCGCCGGCCTTGAGGACGAAGTCCGCGCTGCTTTGGCCATCGAGCAGGTCGGCGTCGAGGCCCGAGCCCGCACCGTCGACCGTGATCAGCTTGGCGAGAACCTGCGCCGCAGTATCGGGACTGCCGTCGGCACCAGCCGGACCTGTCGGACCTGACGGACCCTGGATGCCCTGTGGACCTTGCGGCCCCGTTGCACCCGTGGCGCCGGTCGCACCATCGGCACCATCGGCACCATCGGCGCCGGGATCGCCCTGCGGTCCCGCGGGACCGACGTCGCCTTGCGGGCCTGGCTCGCCCTGTGGCCCTTGCGCGCCGTCTACGCCGTCCGCGCCGGCCGGGCCGGGTTCGCCTTGCGGGCCGGGCGGGCCCTGCGGGCCGGGCGGCCCCGGAATGCCTTCGCCGTCCGTGCCACCGCCGCCGCCACCGCCGCCCGCGCCCTTGCGCGCGAACTCCTTGGCGATGTCGGACCAGCCGGCATTGCGCCGCGCGTAGTACTTGCCGTCGCTCGGCGCCTCGGTGATCACCGCCTTGCCGCGCACGCGCAGCCGGCCGGCCTCGTCGAGCTCGAGGTCGTTGTCCGTTGGCGGGAAGCGGGTGTGCTCGTTCACGGGACCGTCATCGGCGTTTTGTTGGTCGCCGCCAGATCGCGGCCGTTACGGCCGTCGCGGCCGTGCTTCACCGACAGCGTCCAGTCGGCGCCGTCGCCAGGCCGCGCCTCAGTCGTCGGCACGTTGCAGTGATAGAGCGAGCCGTTGAGCGTCACGGTATCGCCGCGGACATAGGCGCGCCCAGGCTCGAACACGCCGCGATAGAGCATCAGCGGAAACACGATCGGAATATCCGTGCGCTTCTCGCCGCGCGCGAAGACGAACGTCACGGTGCGCTCGCCGTCGTACTGCAGCGACAGATCCTCGATCGACAGTCCGTCGCGGCCATCGACCCGGCCAGGCGTCAGCACGACGCCGTCCGACAGCGTCAGCATCAGTTCGCCCTCGCGTGTGATCGCGGCACCGGCTATGCCAACTCCGTCACGACCCCGCGCACCTGTCTCACCTTGCGGCCCGACTTCGCCTTGCGGCCCCTGGGCACCAGGCTGGCCTTCGGGACCGCGCTCGCCGGACTGACCGGCTTCGCCAGGCGGCCCTTGCGGGCCGGGTTCGCCTTTTTCCGGTTCGGCATGTTCGGCTCCTTTCGTCTCGAGTGCCGCGATCCGATCAATGAGCGGCTTGATCGTCTTCTCGATCTCGCCCGTGAAATGTTCCTTGATGACCGGCACTGTGGCCGCCATCAGGTCGGCGATGGCCTTGTGGTTCATGATCGCCTCAAGCTGCCGCCAGCAATGACCTAACCGTCATGGCGGCAAATGACGCATCCACCTCGTCCACTTCATCGTCCGGTTTCTCGGGCGGTGGCGGCAATGTCGGCGTGGCCGGCGCGAACGGGTCGGCCTGCGCGTCGCGCTTGGCGAGCGCGGCCAGCGAGTAGTTCTGCTGCTGCAGATACGGCGACTCACCGCCGTCGACCGGCTTGAGGTCGAGCTTGGCGCGGCCTTCGTTCGGCGCCATCACGCCGGCACCGACCGCGTCGCGGATTGCGGTGATCTGCGTCATGCTGTCCATACGCAGCAGGTTCTCGGTGTCGAACTCAGTCCCGAGACCGGTCGCCCATCCGCCAATGCCGAGTCCGTGGTCGAGCAGTTCCTCGATCTCCTCGATATGCGACTGCAGCGCCTGCGAATAATACTCGACGTTGAGTGCCTGCACGTTGTTGTAGCTCGGCAGTGCGCCGACGCCGACCTTGTACGGCGGGACGTGGTAGACCGAACACACCACCTCGGCAGACCATTTCAGCGACTCGACCATCTGCCCCTCGACGTTGGTCATCGCGATGCGTTCATATTTCATGCCGTTGTCGAGAATGGCGACGCGGCCGAGATTGATCTTGGAAAAGTTCTGCTCCCACTTGGTCTTGATCGCCTGCGCGGTCTGCTCGTCCACTTCCGCGGGCGCGGTGAGAATGCCGCCCGGCATCGACGAGTTCTCGAACAGCAGCGCGGATGCCTTCTGCGCATTGAGGCCGAGCAACGAGGCAAGACCGCTGGCAAACACCGGCGGCGTACCGCATAGCGGATGAAACAGGCAGTTCATCCGGTCGTGGATGATCTCGCGCGCCGGCGCGATGATGTCGTTGTCGAGACTGGCGAGATTATCGCTGCTCAGACGATAGAACACGCTGCCGTCGTCGGCGACCAATGGCTGCACTCGTGTCGGGTCGAGAACATGCAGCGCAACCACGACGTTGCGCTGGTCGCGCACCTTGAGTGCATAGGTGTTGCCGCGCGCTAGCTTCGACAGCATCCAGCATTCCCAGAACTGATTGCGCGTCTGGTAGTCGTTCGGCTTGCGCAGTACCGGACTGAATGCGGGATTGGTCGTCTCAGACCAGATGTTGTTGGTGCGCTCGGAAAGCTTCATCCGCAGTTTGGCGATATCGCGCGAGATCAACGTCTTGCATGCGAAGTCTGCGTGAAACGATGTTGCGGTGTCGATGTTGATCTCAAGATTGCGTTGCCAGGCGCCGGCGAACGGCTCGCGGATCAATGGATACCAGCCGCCGTTGCCGATCGGCACCGAGCTGAGCGCCTTGCGCTTCTCGCCGGTAAACGGGATCGGCCAGCCAAAGATCTTCATCCGCGTTGCGCCTGCATGATCTCGTGCTGCAGCCGCGCCGCGCCCCAGCGACCGTCGACGATGACGCCGAGCGCGCGGGCCTGCGCGCGCAGCGTCTCGAGGTTATCGCTGCGATGCTCAGGCTCGTCGGGATCGTTGTCCGGCTCTTCGTCGTCGTCCGGTTCAGGCTCGCGCACCGGCGACGGCGTCGGCGGTGAGGGCCGTGGCGGCGTCGGTTGTGGTCCCTCGCCGCCGGCAAGCATCGCCTTGCCGGTGCGGATGAGCAGGTCGGCGTATTGCGGCGACATTTCGAATTCCTCTCCCGCGACCAGGCTGCGCGTGCCGTAGACCTGCCGTCCGCGGCCGAGCGCAATCAATCGCACCGGTTTGGTCTTTGCCATTGGTGGCTCCGAAGAAAATGGCGGGCCTTCGGGGAAGACCCGCCAATCGAGAAGGATCAGGCGGTGTTGACTTCGCCACCCCAGGAAACGCCGGTGAGATACGCAACCGAAGCGTCGCGGCGTCGCGCCCAGCCGATCGCCTCCTCGGCGCGTATCGCGACGCTGTTCGTCTGGAACATCGAGACGAGCGACGCGCCGGTCGGCGTGTCGGAGTCGTGCGCCGGGTTGTCCGCCATTTCCAGCGAGGCCTCGCGGCTCATGTCGACCTGGATGCCGTCGAGCCGCGCCAGGAAGATGTCGCTGGCGTTCACCAGCACGACGATGTCGCCGACGTGATCGCTCACGATGATCGGCATCATCTGGAAGGTGCCGCCGCCCAAGCTCACATTGGGAAACTCCGGTTGCCCGAGCGGATTGACCATCATGCCGAGCGCCATCGCAGAGCCGCTCGACATGATCCACGCGCCCGCACTCGGCGGGTTATGCGCCGCGGTGAACGTCGCCATCAGCGAGCGCACATCGAGACGGATCGCCGCCGCATCATCACCGCTCGAGGCAATCGACGTGGCGCCGTTGGTGATCGAGGCCGGTTTGACGTTGGTCGTGCCGGCGTTCGCCGGATCGATGAAGCTGACGTCCTCTTCCTCGATGATGGCGGCACGCAGCATGTCGCGAACGATCGCATCCGAGCTCGGCGTCGACTCGCGGATGTTCTCCTCGGTGAGCACGCAGATATTGGCGACCTTGGTGGGCGGCAGCGAAGTGCGGACGAACGCGCCCTTGGTCAAAGGCTTGGCCTTGCCTTCCCCGACCCAGTAGGCGGCACCGCCTTCCGTCTGCGTGATCAGCGCCTGGCGGAAACCGATGTTGCGCAAGGACGGGACACCGCCCTGGCCGAAGCGGCCGAGGATCGTGCCCGCACGCAGGTAGGCGGCGAAGTCGGCGACCGCGCTGCTTTCCTCCGCGACCAGAGTCGACGCCCAGTTCGGCGAGATGGTCGTGCCGGCCGGGACCGGGGCCTTGAAGAACGCCGCCACCTCAGAGTCCGCACCGTACATCGCCGCCGCCACGTCCTGGCGCCGCTCGTGATCCATCTTGGACACGAGGTTGACCTTCCAGATGCGCGTCATCGCAATACCGGGGTCGAGCTTCGGCGGCGTCTTCACCACGATCGAGCTCCGCACCGGCACGAAACTGCCGGCCTCCGGTGTCGCGACCGCCCGCACCGGAACGGCGCTCGCCGCCTTGATGCTTTCCATCCGGCGAAGGTCTTTCAGCTCCTCGTCGATCTGGTCGATGTCGCGCGACAGCGTGTCGAACTCGTCGCGCTCGGTTTCGTTCTTCGATCGGCTCTCAGCGATCGCCGCCGCCTGGATTTCCTCCATGCGCGCCGACTTGCTGACGCGCTGGGTCTCGAATGCGGAGATCTGTTCCGCCACAGTCCGTTGCATATCATTGCCCTCCGGGCTCACAGCATGTTGTCGGGATGCCGAAGCGCCGGCGGGAGTTGGGTCGAGACTGATCGGCTTGCGGCCGAGCGCGGCCCGCTGAGCAGTGTCGATGTTCTTGATCATGGTGATCGTGGCAGAACTATTCGCGGGTATGGTCACACAGCTCAACTCGAGCCATTCCCATTTCTTGAACCGTAGACCTTTGGTCTTCGGGATAAGTTCATGCTCGATCGCCTTGAACCCGATCGAAAGACCGGGAACGAGTTTGTTTGCAATCAATGCCGCACAGCGATCAATTTCAACCGTGACGCCCTTGGCGATCTTGGCAATGATCTCAATACCGGCATTGGTGACCCTGGCATGCGTGACATGTCCGATCGGCTGGCTCGCGTCGTGCTGCCAGAGCAGCGGCAACGGGACCTTGAACTGTGCGCCTTCCGGCTCGACCACATCGTGCAACCGATCCGGCATCGGTGTCGTCGCCATGCCGGTAATCGTGAGTTCACGTTGTTCGTCGTCCACCCGCTTGATTTCAAGCAGGCTGTAAGCCCGGTTCAACATGGTGGTGGTCCTCTAGGCGAAGTGCAGGTGATACTTCGGCTTGCGCAACGGGTTGAGCCCCATCAGATGCGATGCATTGGCAAGCGCCATGAACGGATCGATCTTGCCGTAGCCGCTCTCGTCCCGCGCCACCCGCATCGCGGTCGGCGTCGGCACCACCCGCAGATTGCCGACGCACCACTGCATCAGCTTGCTCCCGCCATGGCGAAAACTGTGATCGGCAAGCTTGATTTCCAGCGTCTTGATCGCGCCCATCAGCCCGATGCCCTGGCGCACCGCGTCGAGCTTCTCGGCGTCCTGCGTGACGCCGATCTCGGCCAACGCATCCACGATCGAGCCGATGCCGACCGCATCGACACCGACCTGTGCAAGCAAGTCCGACTTCTTCACCCGCTCGACCAGGTCGACCACGAACTGCACGTTGAGCGGCAGCGCGATCTGGTTCGTCTCCGGTCGCATGTAGCGGAACTTGGTCAGCGATCCCTCGCGCTCAAACTCGTCGTATTGCTGCGCGTTCGCCTTGCGCCGCTCCATGCCGATGTCGCTGATCAGCGCATGCGCCCAGCCGAGCCAGCGCTTCGTCCCGCGCTCGCGCCCGATCAACCCGACGCCGAGCAGATCGTCGAGCCCGCCGCCGTCGATCCCGATCGTCACGATCTCGGAACGCGCCAGGATCTCGTCCAGCATCAGCCCCGGCTCGATGCCGCGGTCCCACACCATCGCGCCCGCCCAGCCGTCCGAGAGCAGCGAGATCCCGACCTGTACGTTGAAATGCTGGCTCGCGATCAGCGCGATCGACGCCGGCCCTTCACTCTCGGCCCTTTCGACCTCGCGAGATAAAAAACTCTCGTTCGTGGATCTCCCCAGGTTCGGGTTGACCACGCGCCAGAGCTCGCGCCGCTTCCAGCCGCCATCCTTGCTCAACCGCTCGGGCAGCTCATACAGCACCGGCAACAGCGGCATCTTGATCCTGCCGTCGCGCACCTTGCGCGCCATCGCGAGCTCGCTCGCAAACACACCCGACGGCGGCGCTTTCGACTGCGTGGTGATCTGGTAGAGAAACCCGTCCGGCCGCTTGGTCAGCGCGCCGCGCAACTCGACGAAAATCTCCTTCGCATTGCTCTTTTTCGCAAACACGTGCGTCTCGTCGATCATCGTGCCGACGGCCTTGCTGCCGGTGATCGTGTCGGTATCCGCCGCCTTGATCGACAGCACTGCGCCCGATTGCCGGTGCGTGATGCGCCGCATGTGGTCCTGCACGTGGAAAAGCTTCGTCAGCTCCGGATCGAGCCGGATCGTGCCCTTCGCCTGCTTGAACGCATATGACGCAATCTCGATCGTCGGCGCCACGAACAGATATTCCGCCTCCGGCCGCCGGTTGAGGATCATCGCCGTCAGCATCAGCGCGCCGCCGGTCGACGTCTTCGCGTTCCCCTTCGGGATGAGCTGAAACACCTCCTGGATGTGCCGGATGTTCGTCTCGCGGTCATACGACCCGAACAGCGCCTCGATGATCGGAAAGAACCACTCGCCACACGCGTCGGCCATCGTCGGCGTGCCGATCACGTCCGGCAACCGCAACCGCTTGAACACCCGCAGCGCCTTCGCCGCCTCCTGCTCGAACAGCGGCAGCTCGGGCACCAGCGACCGGCCGGCCAAAATCCGCTCCTCCCAGTCCGGCAGCGACGTATCCCAGCCCTCCATCAGTTCGCTCTCAGATCATCCGACCACTGGGATAATCCGCCGCCAGCGACCACTGCAGCCGCCGCTTCCGCCTCAACCTCCTTCTTGCCCTTGATGACGTCGGCTATGCGGGCATGACAGTACGGTGCCGCAGAGATCGCCATGCGGTCACGTCTGCTTTGCGTTGCCATCGGATCGCGGATAACCGCGAGCATGTAATCCAGCGGAAGCATCCCGTTCAGTTGAGCTTCAGTGATCACTTGGAGTTTTGCCGGACGGCCCAGCTTTTTCTTCGGCTCGTTTTTTTTCTTCGGCTGTTTCATGTCACCTTTCCCCTCAAGACCGGAAAAAATCTGCGAATGAG